TTGTACCGAACCCTGTCGTTACGTTATATGGAGCAAATTGAGCCATTTCGGCAGCTTGTCTAGAAGAGGCTGCATATTTATCAGCAGCATCATCCGTACCAAAGATCTTTCCTATTGATTTTGTTATTCCACTCATTTATTTCACCTCTTTTTCCAAAATGTACCCTTTAAGTTTATATCCAAATCTTCTTTCATAAGCTTTATAGTTTCTTTCTGTACCAAACTGAATCTTTTTTAATCCTAATTCTTTGGCAAGAATTACTAAAAAATTATCCCAGTATTTACCATCTCCATAGACATTAATGGGGATAAGAGTATCCTCATCAGCTGCCCATGTCATAAAACCATGTTCATTCTCTATTAAGTTTCGCTCTGTAATCTTAGTGTCACCAGAACGCTTTAAATAATCTTGTAAGTCTTCTTGTTTCATTAAGCCTTCATAATGTAGCATAAAGCATAGTATGGAGGTAAGTTAGCATTAGTTGCACTACTACCTTCAGTACTGTTAGCTACTGTTACACCAGTAGTTTTACTACCAGTTGTTTGAGAAGTAGCATTAAATAACCCAGTACCACCATCTGCAGCATAAGCATACAAATTATTTCCACCTGAATAACTATGGTTGTGTCCAGGATCTGTCACTGTTGCTGTGTGGGTGTGTGAAACTAAAGTAGCATTTGCACTACCCCCTGTATCTGCTACATTATAAGTATTACCTGCACCTACAATAAAACGATCTGTTAAGTCAGGAGTACTATTAGTACCATCACATAAATACCACCCTGTAGGTATAGCTGCTTGAGCTCCTGACCAAATAATAATACCACCTGATGGGAATGCAGCATTAGCTGCTGTAGTTACAAACTCTGTTGTAGCTATCTGTGTAGTATTTGACCCTGCTAAAGCAGTAGGAGCTGTAGGTATTCCTGATAAAGAAGGAGAAATAGAGTTAGCCTTAGAGTTTACAGCAGTCTGTAAGTTATTAAACTCAGTATCAAACTCACTACCTTTAATAATTTTACCTGCATCTCCTGTAGGTAACGAGTCTTTAACTAAGAAGTTAGTAGTTTTAGTATATGCAGTCATTATGAATTTTTCCCTGTTTTTAAGAACACATCTATTTTTTGAATACTTACTGGATCTTGTGCCACAGTAGCTTCAACCCCAAATTGAATTACTTTACCTGATCCACCTAGTGGAACAGAAATATTGTTAACACCAATACCTACGGAAGCATACTCTGCAATACCATACTCAGCAGTGGTATTATATTTAGCAAAGTCAGCTAAACCTAAGTTTTTAATAATGGCTTGTGATGAATAGTTAATTGTATAATCATAGCCATATTTAAATACAAAGTCTTGGTCACCACTTCCAATAACAACTAAAGAAGCTCTCTTTAAGAACTTACTAGTAGCAGGAGCACCTAAATCAGCATTAGAAGTGTAATACTGCATGGTATAATCAGCTGTACCATCTATATAACCAGTATATTCACCAATTTTTCCTGGCAACCCTAATAGAAGTTTTCTATCTTCTGTAGAACAAAATGCTTTATAAGTTTCCCCTGAGTCATTATTCCAGAGAGTTGCTCTAGCAGCTCCATTAGGTAACATAGACCTTAAGTCAAAGTAAACCATTGTCCTAGATCCAGGAAATGTTAGTAAGTAAAAAGCATCTCTTTCATAGTAAGCACTTTTAACATTACTTAATGTTTCTACAGCTAAATATCCAACTAAGTCATCTCGTATATTAAGAGATAACTCTCTTAAAGGCATAGAGTTTTCTTGAATAGTTCTATTAAAACTTCTTACACCAGTCTTAGATAAGAAGATTAAGTCAGTACCAGTATACTGAACTGAATCTCTAGCAATACATCCTACACCTGTCACCACATCTGCTAGTGTCATTGTTGTAGGGCTGTTAGCTCCTTGATAAACAACAATGTTATTCTTACAGAATACAATTAAGTAGTTGTTATGTTGAGCTAATGCAACTATTTCATCATTGTTACCAACAACACTACTAATATCTACTAATCCACTACCTGAAGAAGAAAAATCAGCTCCATCAAGAAGCTTAGAATAATATATAGTGGACTTTGTGCTAGTTAAGTTGGCTGTCCATATTCTACCAAAAGCTGCTAAAATACAATCAGGGTCAAACACTGTGACCCCAGATGGTTTAGCCCCATAGTCTGTACCTACTCTTTGAAAGATATAACTACCTACATGAGAAGCTCTTCTCCAAACTAACATTGGAGCACCTATCTGTGCTGCAAAAGCATAGCTACTTGCTGTAGGTCCAGTTCCTTCTGGAAGAGATACAAACTTCCATCTATTTGTAGTAAATAAAACAGAAGCATTTGTTGTTTCATCTGCTTCTTTTACATTATGCTCTGTTAATGTTTCTTTACCTGTAAATAACTTACCTCCTCCTGCAGAGAGGTATGTTATTGTTCCTGTAATATCTTTAAACTCATAGATAGCTTCTATGTCTTCATCATCAGCTAAAGTGCCATTATCTGTTGTAACTGTTGCCCAACCTTTTCTAGCCCCTAATCGACCATACTTGTCAATTACACAGTTATTAGCTACTGTAGCATATCCACTCTCAAGTGTAACACCTGAGTCTTGGGTATTTAACCCTAAGAATCCAGGTGCAGAGATGGATGTAAGTTTAAGAGCTCCTGCCATTAAGCTGCTACCCAAGTAGTTTCTGTAGGTCTATGTCCTGCTTCTATTGCAATTAAATCAGCTAACATATTTCTATATCTCAACTCTTGGTCAGCTGATCCACCATCTTCTCCACGCTCCATTAATGCTCTAGATACAACACCTTCAATAAGAAGATTAGGGTTAATCAACAGCGTTTCAGAAGCTGTTGTTAAGTCATCTTGTTGCATTACTATGTTAAATCTTAGGTTGTACGCTGCATCAGGTATAGGGAATACGTCTACTTGAGCATCTCCATATTGAGATACTCCGTTGAAACTGTAAAAATTAGGACTACCTGTTTGAGAAGTAGATAATAAAAACTGCTGATCAAACCAATTGCTAGGCATATTTCTCATAATGACATTATCTGTGTCATTAAATACATTTAATACCCTAGAAGTAGTACCAAACCCTCTTAGGACATAGTTAAATAGACCATTTGATGTAGTAGCAGATAAAGTTGTTCTAAGACAATGCCAATCCCAAGAATTTTCAATTTCTCGTTTAACAACATTGACTAAATCTGAAATTAGTGTAGAATAGCTATTCTCAGTAAGAGAACCTACTTGGTTTTCCCTGAGTCTCACTAATACTTTGTTTACTATGTCTAAATAAGTCATTATTATATCCTATATATAAATTATACCACAGAACACTTGAATTGTCAATGCTTTTGTGCTATGCTTTCTTTTTCTTCTTAGGAAAACCCTTCTTCATATTTGCATAGGCTTCCTTACTAATAGTAGATTTCTTTTTAGTTCTACTAGTTCCTGCTTTTTTTCTTTTGTTTATGTTTTCGTATAAGCTCATGTTTTATTTGCTCCATTCTTTCTAGTCTCGTTTCTTCAGTCATATAAAACCATTGTTCTAAATCATCATAAGTTCTATGACAAGATATACAACGAGTTCCCTCCATACGACAAACCCCTGTACAAGGGCTATCTTCTACCATTTAACTTTGTCAGCCCAGTAGGCTGCTGACATCTTACCTTTTGCTATGTTTTTAGCGTGTCTTGCTTTAAATGACTTTTGTCTTGCTTTCTCTGAAGCAGTCTTAGGGTTAGCTCCTGCTCCACTTACACCTTGTTGCCCAAAACGAATTAACTTTACCTGATCCCCATCTTTAGCTAATACTGCATGAGACTTTTTAGCTCCTGGAGTTTTTTTAGGTTTGTTATATCCTGAAAACTTTTCTCCTCTATAGTCAATAGTCATGCTAATTTCCTTTTCTTAGTTTTATACTTAGTCATCCCTGCTTCTGAAAGAGCTATTGCAACTGCTTGTTTACGGCTTGTCACTTTAGGTCCTTTTTTAGACCCTGTCTTAAGTTTACCTTTTTTAAACTCTTTCATAACAGTCTTTATTTTTTTCTCTCTAGCCATAGAAATGAACTCCTTTTTTATCTATCACAAGTAGCTGTTTACTTGGCTCTTCTCCTTTTTCAGGAAATGAGATATGAATCCAAGAATCATATTCTAAAATTAACTGATGAAAAGGAATAGAAGAGTCTGCAAGTACTTCAAAAACTCTATCAACATCAGCATAACGATCACAAGTAAAATCAGCAGCCAAACCTCTAATATGCCGACTTGTTCGTTTCGATCCCAACTTATCATTGAGAGCCTCACACCTAAAACCACTACTAATAGTAATAGGCAAACTATCAAGCTTAGTCCTAACAAGTTCCATCCCCTTCGCTAATATCTTTAAATTCTCTAATTGTTCTTCGTTAGGAGTATTATCTATTCCATTTCTAGAAGCTATTTGAGACCTAGTAAACTCACTTAATGTAAAATGTTCTGATAATCTCATTTAGTTAAGCCCTTACTCTTTTCCCAAGTCCTAAGACCTGCAAGACCAAGCATGGCTAATGTAAGTTCCATTAATACATCTGATTGTAACTCAGGTAAATCTACAGTAATGCCCTGTAATGCACACACCCATCTAGCCAATGGGGAAATAACAAACATCCAAGCAAAACCACACCCAGAGATCCAACCAAGGAAAGGACGCCAACCACTAACGAAAACAGAGCGATGAGAAGCTTCGATTTTATTAGTTTCAGCCTGAGTAATATTAATCTTAGCTGCATTGTCAATAAGAGCTTTTTCAATTTGTTGTTTCGCTTGTTCTTTGGCATTATTATCTGGTATAACCTTATCTAAAACACTTCCTATAATTGGTAAAAGAGCACTAATCATTTAGATGCAATCGCTTTCAATAAGTCGCTTAGTTTTAGTAGAAAGGTGTCTACCTTTTGTTCCACTAGTTTTAATAGAGCTATCAGAGGATTTCTTAGAATCTCGTATGCTGCTATTAGGGTTGCTGTGAATAAAATTGTCCAAATTACCATCATTTAGTTTTCCTCTTAAATATTGACAAATTCTTGATAACACTATATTAAATTTAATACAAACTCTGCTGCACTTGCTTTATTAATAATAAGACTAGATCCTACAATACTTCCAAAACCTATTATAATTGTCCAAAGGAGCTTATTAAGAACAGCTTCAATTTTATCAATACGAGCATGAATATTAGCATAGCGTTCAGCACATAACTCTTCATGAGATCTTAATTCTTGTTCTACTTCTTTGGCTGTTGTCATTATTCACCCCAGTTCTGTGAATTCATTACCCCAATAAGAGCTTCTACAGCAGCTACTGCTGCAATCTCTACTTCTAATCTATCACACTCAGTTCTAATAGCATTTCGTTTTTCTACTTCTTTTAAAGGAATGTCAACTCCTTTTTCTGCTTTACGAGTAACATACCAGTCAGTCGTTGCTAACATCTTACCTGCTGTGTCTTTCACTTGTGCAATCATAGTAGACTTCAGACCTTTAGTCACTAGTCTTTCATCACTGTCTACCATCACAGGATTGTCTGGGTCTGCGTTATCTAATACTTTCACATAGAGTGGGTTGCCTTCTTCGTCTACTTCTTCTTTATCCTCTAGTGCTTTAGGATTGTTGATGTTACCATCCCAATAGTATCTGTCATCAGCACGAACAGGATCATCTACCCATGTAATACCGATTGCAGTGCGTTCTGCTTCTGTTGATTTTTGTAACCAGTTAGAAGGATACATCACATCACCTACTGTGAATGACCTTCCAATTCTGAGTGTTAAGTTTACTAGTTTATACATAATTACCTCGCTAAAGAATGTTTGAATGGGTGTTCGGCAAATGCCATGTAGATATAATTATCTCCTGAACCATTGATAAATGAACCTGCTGTCCGTAGTTTAAATCCATTAGATACCTTATCCCATCTGCCTGAAACTGCTTCTGCATCAGTTAAATCAGGTGATAAACCGTACTGTGCTACATTATAAGTATCTCTTGCACTATCTTGAATCATCCATGATTTTGCTTGTGTTGTATCTTTAATCAATACAAACGCAGGTCTAAACCCTGTGTATACAAATGGACCATCAGCAGAACCATTACCTGTGTAAGAACCAAACTTGGAGAATCCTGCTACTTCAGAGAAACAGTATGCTACCATTCCATTGCCACTACCATTGACTGTTGACCCTGATTTTAAAGATATAATGCTTGATGTATGTGTGTCAAATAAACCATTACTTGTCGCTTCTGCATCGGTTAAGTTTAAAGATACATAATAACTACTTCCAGTTAATCCACTATGCCATACTCTCCAGTCGGAAGATACATCTCTATTTTTAACTATAACCATACTAGGAGCAACTCCAAGACCATGACCAACAGTTCCAACAGCACCTGTTCCTGTATATGTCACCACACTAAATCCAGATGTTGTATTAGCAGATACAGTAGATGTTATTGTTCCGTCTGTGTTAGATAAAGCAGTAGAGTCTGAACCTCTCCACCCCCAAGTTACATAACTTCCACCAGAACTATTAAAATCAGAACCCATTGACCAACCATCTGAATCAAAAGAAGTTACTGCTGTTGCTCTAGTTACTTCAGCAGTAGTATCATTTGCATATAATGCTTTAGATGCTCCACGAACTGAATCTACTAAAAAATTACTTGATGTTGTATCTCGTCTTTTTAACCACACTAAATCTGGACTAAACCCCATTCCAGTAAATGATGTTGTTGTTCCTGTTCCAGTCCATAACACAGGATTAAAATTCTTACTACCATCTTTAATACTACTATCAGGTAGGTTATATGTATTGAGTTTCTTGTATCCTGTAGGTGGTGTGTATGCAAATGGTCTTTGACCGAAGTTCATATAAGCATCACAATTACTAAATCCTGCCACAAAAAAGCACACAGTAATATCAATACCAGTAACTAATTGTCCCTGTGAAACTCCGTTTTTATAGAATGTTAATGAGCCTGAATCTGAATCATACGCAATACCTATAATGTCTCCAACTGCCCATGAATCGCCATAAGTAATACCTGTTGAGCCACCAGTATTTTCAATATCAGCGTTACCATTTCTTCTGTAAGACCACATTCCAACTACATTTGAACCTGCATTTTTTCCGTCACCAAGTAATTGAGCATCTGCAATTCCAAAACAATCGTACAATGGTTGTGAACTTACAGTATAAACTCCTTCACAATAATACTTTCCTGATAATGGAGCAATAGAAATTGTTGATGGTATATATCTTCTAAAAGATGCATCTGAATTTTCATATTTTAAATTTGCTTCAGATAAAGTAACATTGGTTGTCCCAGTTACCCCAACATTTGGATTCAATGTAGCAAAGTTAGCAGTATCCTCATCTGTTAATGTAGCAACATCATTCATGATGTCATAGGTTGTCTCACTAGATGCGTTACTGTTGATGTTGTTAGGTGTCCAGTTGTTCTTGTTACCACTTGCATCAAAGTTAAACTGTGCATCACGAGTATCAGCGAATGCCATGTAGATAATATTATGTCCATTACCATTACTGCCAGGGTCGGAAGTCGCAGGAGAAAATCCTGTATCCGTAATATTAAAATCATCATATGGATTTTCAGCATTAGAAGTGCTTGGTTCTAATGTAGCATTTGTAGGACTAGACGGACTTCTAGTTGTATCAACAATTCCCCATTGTCTTGAGTCATCTGCATTTTTGAATAATATAAAAGCAGGTCTGAATCCACAGTTAACTGTATTACCTGCATCAGGAGTTGCTGAACCATTACCAGTATATGAACCGAATTTAGAGTAACCAGATACTTCAGAGAAACAGTATGAAACAAAATTGTCATTAAGATAGTTATTAGCAGCGTTTGAATTATGAATATAAAACACAGAACTTGTTGGTGTTGTGCCTTGCCAGATACCACTTCCTGCGACAGCATCTGTTGTGTTTAAATACAGTTTAGATGTTCCAACACTTGCATGGTAGACATACCAACCATCATCATCTGTCGTATTTGTTCTACTCTTGGAAATAATCATTGATGGAGCAACTCCAAGACCATGCCCAACAGATTGACCACTTGAACCACTTCCAGTATGAGTTACAACAGAGAATCCACTAGCAGGGTTAGCACGAACACTAGAAGTAATAGTGCCATCTGTGT